GATAAGGAAACACAGATAAAATCAGACATAATTAATGATATTCCTAGAGATGAAATAATGGCAAAAAATGGCATAAGTAAAAGGACTTATTATAGAAAAAAGCAGAGTGTTAGAGTGATTCAGATTGAACGTAGCGAAAAAATATTAAGAACTATTTCGGAAAAAAAATATAACGATGCTGAAAAAAGATTGTCTAAAATAGCAGAAAAAAAATCTAAATTGGAAACACAATTTTTAAAATCTGAAAAATTAGAAAAAGAAGAAATGCAACTAATTGCAATGAAATTAAATTTATTAAAAGAGTTTGAAAGAGATATAAAAATTGGCGCGAGAGTTATAGGCGACTATAGACAAGCTGAATTAGAAGAACAGTTAGCTGATGAATTGTTGCAACAAGAGAAATTAGAAATTGAAAAATCTAAAATTAAAAAAGATGACGAAAAGGAAATTGAAAAAGAAAATGAAATGATTGAATTGTTAAAAAATATAACAAAGAAGGTTGAAAAAAATGAATGATTTAACACCAAAACAGTATGAAGTGTTAGAAGTATTTAATAAAGAACAGCCAAGAATCACAATTTTAACAGGAGCAAAAAGAAGTGGAAAAACATTTTTAAATAATTTTCTTATGTTATCACACATAGCAACATTGGCTAATCAAAATCTTAATTTTATTGTAATTGGAGCAACAAGCGGAAGTATTTGGCGGAATGTTTTAAATGACTGGGAAGTTATGTTAGGAAAACAATTTAAGCCAAAAAAAGATGGAAGTTTTAAGCTATTCGGAAACAATGTTTATTTATTTGGTGGAGAAAAGGCGGATAGCTGGAAGAAAATGAGAGGGATGACTTCTCACGGCACTTATATAAATGAGGCAACAGCATTACATCAAACTTTCATAACAGAAGCATTTTCAAGAACATCTGGGGAAGGAGCTAAGATATTTATTGATACGAATCCCGACAATCCTGCTCACTTTGTTAAAAAAGATTATATCGACAATGCTGGAGATAGATTGGAAAACGGCAGATTGAATATTCTAGTTAGTAATTTTAAGCTAGACGATAACGTTTTTCTTAATAAGGAATATGTGGATTCTATTAAAAAGACAACTCCACGAGGAGCAACTTATGACAGAGATGTTTTAGGATTGTGGGTAGCTCAAGAAGGAGTTGTGTTTGCAGATTTTTCAGAAAAAGAAAATGTAATTGAAAGTATAGATGATGTTGAGATAAAGGAATATTACATTGGAGTCGACTGGGGATTCGAACATTACGGAACTTTGATAGTTATCGGAGTGGATTTTGAGGAAAGTTATTATATTGTCGAAGTAATAGCAAGACAACATAAATATTTTGATTATTGGAAAATGCTAATTTTACAGAAATATAAAGAGTATAGGGCCTCGAGAGTATTTTGTGATAGTGCTAGAGCTGAATACGTACAGGGACTTTTAGATTTTGGAATAAATGCAGAAAATGCTAAAAAAGATGTAAAAGAAGGTATTGACTTAGTTGGAGCTATGTATAAAAGGAATAAGCTAAAAATTACAAAGAAAGCCTTCAAAGGAAAGTTTGAGAGCGAGATATACTCGTATGTTTGGGGTAAAAATGATGAACCGATTAAAGAAAATGACGATGTGATGGATGCGATAAGATATGTTTTGTATAGCTTGAAAAAAGATGTAGGCGGAATTGCTTATTTATATTAGGAAAGAGGGCTAATGAATAAAGAAGAGAGAACGAGAGTAAAAACTTATTATGACAGAGAACAATATAGTAAATCCAATTTGGGTAAGAATATGCCAGGATTGTTTGAAGGAACTGTGGAAATATTTAATCCGATTCGAGATATTGTAAAGGCTCTATCAAATACAGCTTTAAAAGATTTAGGAATAGAAAACGATAAACTAAAAGAAATTTGGGAAATTAATCAAATGACTACTTTCAGTAAAAAGATTGCTAAAGAAATGTATTTGAATGAAGAAGTATTTGTTGAAGTTATATTAACTCCAGATGAGCAAATTAGGTATATTTTACATAATGTAGACGATGTCGAATACACGGAAGTTTTTGGAGAAATTAAGAAATTTAAAGTTGAAGGGGAACAAGTTTATTTCGATGAAAACGGAGAAGAGCAAAGTAGAGAGTATTCTAGAGAATATATAAAACTTGATACTGGAACTGTTAAAAGAACCGAAAAAATAGACAACGAGACAGTTGAAACACCTTTTATTTTGAATAAAATTCCTGTTTCAAAATTTAAAAACGATAGCAATATTATAGAAGCATTGAATATTATAGATAAAATCAATGAAACTGAAAGTTACATTGGGAGAATATTTGGAATACACGGAGACCCTTGGTTACACGCAAACGGAATAAAACAATTTGCGGATGTTAATTCTAGCAATTCAAAAATTAAAAAGAACGCACAGCTCTTGGAAGAAGCAAGATATAAAAATAAAAGAATTATCAATACTCAAAATTCAAAAGAAATGGAAGCCAGTTTTAAATATATTGAATTGACAAATCCGTTAATTAGTGAAATGCAAAATGACATAGCTAGACTGGAAAAGAGATTATCTAATTTGTTTCCCGAATATCTTTTGGTGGATACAGCAACTCAAAATGTGAGCGAAGAAACTTATTTATTAAAAAACAACGGACTTAAAACTAAAGTGGCAAGTTTTAGAGAGGATTTCATAAAAAGTTTATTAGAATTAGACAAAATTGCATTGGAATTGTCAGGAAGTTTAGATGAATTAACTGAAAACGATTATACATATTTTGATACGTTCTTGGAAAATGAAAAGAGTTCTAAATTAACCACTTTATCATTAGCCCTTGATGTGATAAGCAAGGCAAAAGACATTGATGAGGAATACAAACTTAAAAATTTGATAGAAAAGGTAACGGACGACACTTTGCAGGATTTGAGTGGTTTGTATGATTAAGATAGATTTTAAATGGAATCATAAGGTTGAGAAAAAATTATTTATTTTTTTTAGAAAAATAGCTTTTTCGGTATTCAATAACAAAAAAATAGACATTGATTATTCAAATTTAATGAAAATATTTGTTAATTATAGTATTTCTTACGAGAAAAAATTTAAGAAGTCGAAAAATATAGATGCAAAAAAGCATACAGAAATAGCTGTAAAGCAGATAAAAGAAATAAAAGACTGGCAAAATAATTTAAATAACTATGTTGGAGAAAATAAAGAAAAAGATAATTTGGAAGATGTATTAAGAAATAATGCAAAATTTAGAGCTAGAAATATGCTGGGTAATTATTACAAAGATTTTTTGAGAGAAATAATCGCAAATGAAAGTGAATATTTTGAGTGGAACACAATGGGAGATGAACGTGTTAGACCAACACACGAGGCAAGAGATGGACAAATTTATAACTGGGATAATGCTGAAATAGTCCCTGGAGAAGAACCAGGTTGCAGATGTTGGGCTACTGTTTATTTCCCTGATTCACAAGAGGAAATTAATAACATAAACCAAAATTCTTGAGAGTTGAAAGATTACGGATCATTTATGAGTCGTTTGATGCCAAATCTCAAAAATTTATAGAGTATCAATACTGTAAATCATTTTATGAGTTACAGCAAATAATCTAAAAAACAAGGAGAAACGAAAATGAGAAATTTTAAACAAATGGAATTGTATTATGATGAGCCTGGAGAAGGCAAAGGAAATGGAGAAGGAACTGGTATAGGCGGAAACGAGCCAACACTTGATGACTTGAAAGCTAAAATTGAAAACTTTGAAAAAATACAAGCTGAAAAAGATAAGGAAATTAATTCTTTAAAATCACAGCTTGGGCATAGCAATAAGCAGCTTGAGGAATTTCAAAAGAATGGAAAAACTGCTGAAGAATTAGCGAATATGGAAAAAGAAAAACTAGAAAAAGAACTTGCTGAAGCTAGAAATCAATTGAATCTAACAACTTTAAAGACTAGAAAAAATGAGATGATAGCAGAGTTAAAAATTAGTCCGCAATTCGCTGATTTAGTACAAATTACACCAGAAATGACAATTGAAAGTCTTGAGTTGGCGGTTAAGAATGTAGCAGCTAAAGAAAAAGAATTCACAACAGATTTCTTGAAAAAGAACTCTATAACAAATGGAGGATTCAATCCAAAGGATAAAAAGAAAAATGAAAAAGATTTTGTTGACAGAATGATTGAGAAAAACAAAAACAATGAAACAGATCTTACAAAATTTTAGGAGGTTGAAATGTTAAAAAGAACAGTAATGCACAAAGAAAAACTGAATGTGCAAGTTAAAGTATTAAAATCAGATTTTGCTAATTACGTTTACAAAGACAAAAATACTAATAAAGAGTATTTGTTAGCTGGAACACTTGTTAAAGCAAAAAATGGAGAAGATTTAAGAGAAACAGGAGCATTTGTAATTCCGACAGGGACAGGAACACAGGCGGAAGCTGTGTTGTTACATGATGTTGAGTTTAAATATTATAACGACAACGAACAAGCAACAGTTTCGCTTGAAGGAGTTGTGTATTTAGATAAATTAATTGCAGTAGGAAAAGAACACCCTACACCAATTACAGTTACAAAAGGGGAGTTGCCAGCAGGGATAACTTACATTTATAAGGATAGAAAATAGGAGGTTAAGAAATGCCAATGAATTTAACAGATTTATTAAATGCGAAGAGTTTAAATAAGTATTATGCAGGAGTAAAAGGAACTACGTTAGTAGAAGCAATGTTTCCAGCTGTATTTTCAAACACATTTGATATAAATACATTTGGAAGTTTAGACGGTGGAGCAGTTGAAGTATTACAAAGTAGCCAACTGGATGCGGATGTAATGTTTAGAGACTGGGATTTGAAAACAACAACAAAAGGAGATAAGCAGTTTTTTAGAGAAGGTATGAAGCTTGACGAGAAACGTAGAAAAGAATTGTTAGAAATTTTGAATACAAATAATCAATCAATTATTGATAACTATTCAATGCAAATCTTTGAAAAATTTGCAGGAGCAAAAGGTTTTTTAGGAAGTGCAAGAGCAATTGCAGCTTATACAGCTTCACAATTTTTGTCAACAGCCAAGGTAACATTTGTTGATGAAAATGGTGGCGGGCAAACAATTAATTATAGGCTTGCTGATAAATACAAAGAAACGTTAGCAGGAACTAATATTTGGAGTACTGCAACAGCAAAACCACTTGAAGATTTAGAAAGATGGAAAGAAACAGTTGAGGAAGGTGGAGGAAACGTAGAAATAGCTTTAATGTCAAAAGCTACGTATAATGCACTAAAAAAACACGATACTGTAAAAGCATTATTCAAGAATACTATTGTTACGATTACTCCAGCACTTATTAAATCTACTATTGAGGATGTAATCGGAATGACAATATTGATTTGGGACGAAAAAATAAAAGTTGGAAAAACAACTAAAAATATATTTCCAGATAACATTGTAACATTAATTCCAAATGGACAATTAGGAGTTATGGAATATGGACCAACTCCAACAAAGACTGATGAGCTACTTGGGATTTTGGGAGATAGAGAAGTTGTAGACATAGCTGGTACATTTGCAACTGTGGAAGTTGTGCCTGAATCAAAATCAGCAGGAGTTGTAAATAATGTAAATGTCGTAATTGAAGATCTAGTTGCTCCGAATCCGTCAATAATGAATAGCATGTTTATAGCGACAGTTGGGTAGGTGAATTAAATGGCAAAAGAGAATGAAAAGGAAGAGGCAAAAGCTATTGTTGAGGCAGTAGCTTTAACACCTTTGAGATTTAATGATATTAGATACGAAATTGGCGATAAACTGGAATTAACTGAAGCAGAATTTGAAGTTTTGTCAGAAAATAAACTTGTCGGCGAAAGAGTTGATGAGTAATGACGGACGAAATTTTGGAAGAACTGAAAAAATATATTCCTGAAACTTCAGATTTTGATGTAGGAGTTGTTGAGCAGTTTTATAAAGTTGCTGAAGAAAAACATAGCAGTGAAAAAGAAAAATTGCTCAAAATATATCTTTTTGGATATTTACTCACTTCATTAGATGATTTTGATTTTACGAAAGTTCAAGTATCTAACATTGTAATCGAAGAAACAGGTACAAATAATCAATATTTAATGATGTATAAACAGTTGTTGAAAACGCTTGGAATTGATGAAAATGAAACAACTGTATCAATAGTTTAAGGAGCGGATCATGTTTAATTTTAAAAACAAGGAAAAAAGGGAAGTTCTGCTTGTCAAATTAAATCACATATTGCTTAAAGAAGGCGATAATGAGCTTGATTTGACACCTCGCAGAATGAATATTGCGAAAGAGGAAATCGAGGAAAGAAAACTTAATATTGAAATTATAGAGCTGGGTGATAAGAATGCCGTGCAAACTGAAAATAAAGGAGAAACCAAAAAACAAGAATCTGGAAAAGTTGCTGGCGATGAACAGGCAAAAAATTGAAGTCGGAACAGTAACCAATTATAGTGTTAAAGGTGGATTTAATGCTTTTGGACTGTCTAATGTTCTTGACACAGGATCTGGTCGTGGAGTTCCTGGATGGAATTATAATCAAAAAGCATTTGAACAATTTAAGCCAATGGCGGCTAGATACTTTAAAGAAGGAGTCGCAAAGATTATAAACGGAAGTTTCAGCGTTGAAGCGATGACTAATAAAATCGGAACAGAGGCAAGCACAAAATATAAAGCAATGATTGAAAGAATTAAAAGTCCAGCAAACAGTCCTGCAACAATTAAGAAAAAAGGATTTAACAATCCGATGATTGAAACAGGGCATTTTAAAAGTAATATCGCCGCAAAGATTAATGGTGGTAGAATTGTTGGGAGAGGCGGTGGATAGTGGACAGGAAAGTTAGGGTAGCTATTAGGAAAGTTTTAAAAGTTATAAGGAAGTTTTCTGATGATGTAACTATATATTCAGAAAATTCCGAAGTTGAATTTGATGATTTAGGAAATCCGGTTCAAAACAAGATAGAAAAGACTGTGAAAATGGCTATATTGACACCTAAACATAATTCGACATTTCCGCAAAGTATGGATGGAAGCTTTTTATCGAATAAAAAAGAGGGATATTATATTTTGAATGATAATGATGATTTTAAAATATCGGAAGGTATAAAAATAAAGCATAAAGATGTGATTTACAGGGTTGTGAATATCGAGGAAAATTATGGGGAATTTTTGAGAATGGAGCTGAATATAGATGACAAGCGAAATTAAAAAAGAACTTGTGAACGATATAAAAGAGTTCTGCAAAAAGTTTGGTATAAATCAAATCATAAATGAAGATAAAAGAGACGAGATACTTGCTGAGCAATATGAAAAACTCAAATTTCCAATTGTTTTTTATAATATATACATTGAAGATGCAGGGAATCCAATTCCTTTTGGCAATGATGAATATTGTTATGACGAAGAAATACAAGTTATCTTGACGTTAGAATCAAGAGAAAAACATAATGATTTCGATATGCTTTATTTATTTTTAGCCAATACAAAAGCAACAAATGATTACTTTGGTGAAAGAAAACATAAAAGGAAAGTTAGAAAAGTATATAAAATACAGGAAACAACTTTTAATTTTATGGGTAGAAGATATTACAAGGAAGTTTTGCAGTTTAGTTATTTCGCAGAACATTATATAAATAAAAAATTTAGGGAGGAATAATGGCAATACAGAGAAATGATTTAAATACTTTGAATAATGTACAAATTAAATCAGAAAATAACAGAGCTTTTTATGCTGATGTCAGAAGTTTGATGTTTTTTACAAAAGATTTTGCAATATCGCCGACATTTATTACAGAACCTGGCGATTTATTGGAATTAAACATCAGTGGATTAAATGAAAATCATAATTTTTATAAATTAATAGCTAGTGCATATTCACAAGCGTATACACCGTTAAATGTAGTTGTTTACGGAAATAATACAGCATCAACATTTACAGAGCTTATGAATACATATATAGATCATGAGGACGCTTTTGAAGTCACTAACTGGATTACTAATATGGATATTGTTTCTGAAAAAACGTATATTAACAGTATAGTTTCTTATGCAAAAACTGATAAGGATAAACAATTTTTTATAGCTGTTGATTACGAAAAAGTAGGAAGTGCAGCTGAAGCTATAAAATTACAAACGGAAAATAATGTGAATAACGTTGCATTTGTAATCGAAGGAGCTAAAAATTTAGCTAAAGGAAATTGGCTTACAGGGGCCTTGGTTGGCGGAACAATAGGATATAAAGATTTAGGAAGTTATATTGTTCATTCGACTCAAATAACTGGTTTTGTCCAAGAAAATTTTACAAAAACTGAGCAAAAATCTTTTTGGGACGCTGGATTAAATTACTTATCTAAACCAACTCAAGGTTATTTTCATATTGTAAATGGACTTAATTCTGATAATAAAACATTTATCGAATTGAAATTAATCGAAATTTGGCTGAGAGATGGTTTAAAAAAAGATTTAACAATATTCCAGGTGAGAAAAGACAAAATACCTTTGAATGATATTGGAAGATTAATGATTGAATCAATCATTAGAGAACGTTGTAGACAAGGGGCAAGTGCTGGAATGTTTATGGTTGATAATGCTGGAAGTTATTTTGGAACAATAATGCAAAAAGATAAAAATGGTAATGAGTTTAGTATAAAATTAGGTCATTTAACAGTTAGTGAATTAACACAAGAATCAATTAGAGAAGGTAAGTTCAAATTTGATTTAAGAGTAACTTTTCTAAATGGTGTGAGAAATTTAGCATTAACAGGAACAATCACAACAGATGGAGAAATTATTTTTAATAAATAAGGAGGTAAAGATATATGGCAACAAAACAATATAATGTGGATAATGTCAAGATTGTGTTAACTGCTGCAGGTATTCCTTACGCAATTACTTGCAGACACGAAGACGGTTTTGAGGATGATCCAAACACGGAAAGCTCAAGCTCAACAATTGCTAGTTGTGGGCAAAAGGTTGTTAATGTATCAGTCGACGAGAGTGTATCTATCACATTAAGTCTGCTATACGGAAGTAGCGAGCACAGAACAATGGAAAGATTGCATAAATTGTGGAAAGGAAACAAAGGGTTATTTCCAATGTTTATGGTAATAACTGATACAAATACAAATGAAACTTATATATATAATGGTGTTTCATTTAAGAAAAAAGCTGCATTAAAATACGCAAATGAAAGTGGAACTGAAGCTAGGGCTTGGGAGTTTGAAGCAGAGAGTAGAGAACTTGTAATGTAGAAAAATTATTTAACAAAGGAAATAAAATCATAAGGACAATGGCAATTGAATAATGACTGTGAAAACTAAAATATTTGTTTTTTAAGTTTGGGATAGTGGTATAATTAAAATCATTCTTTAATTTCTCTTAGAAATAGTGTATAATATAGTAAATTATTTTTAAGGAGGAATGATATTAAATGTTTTTAATATTTTGGATAGTCTGCATATATTTCTATGTTAGAGTAATTAGGTTCAGTTTGAAAGAGATCCCTAAAATTAAAGAATATAGAAAAACTATGAGCAAGAAAGAGGCAAAAAAGAAAATTAAAAGTGAAAGAACCAAAAGGGATAAACTGGATTCCGTATTAGCAGTTGTATTTTTGTTTCTGGCGGTAGCTAGTTCGCCAAATTCAGGGAATAAAACTGAAACAGCAGAGAAAAAAGAAGTTAAGAAAGTCGAAGCCAAAAAGGAAGAGGTTAAGAAAGAAGAGCCGAAGGTTGAAGCAAAAAAATTAACAGAAAAAGAAATTGAAGAAATTTCAAAAAAATCTGAAACTGAAAAGCAAAATTTAAAGAAAAAATTAGAATACTACGAAACAAAAACTTATACATTATGGTTATTAATGGTAGAAGCCATGGAAAAAAAGGATGTTGTATCTGTTGCTGATTATTCTGAAGTTGTAGCTGATTCTTATAAAAAGGAAAAAGTTGCTATTTCACAAGAAAAATGTGCAGTTACAGGAGATGAACTTTTTGATAATGCTTGCAAAAAAATTATAAAAGAAGCTGAAGAAGCATTTGAGGCAAGATATGAAGCTGCTAAAAAAATAAATGCTTGGGTTAAAGATTTAGATTCCTATAAAAAAGAATTTCAAGCAAAGCAGGCTGTATCCGAATCCGAAAGACTTTACAATGTATTTGTTAATAGTGCTAATTTTTGGTTAAAAAAATCGGATTCAGAAAAATAAAAATTTTTAAAAAAGTTCTTGACTTTTTACACGTGATAATATATAATATATTCACGGGTAGAAAGTAGGTGGA